TTAATATGTTTTAAAGAACGGCAGATTTATTACTTAAAGCGCGACTGCTGAGAGATACAATGCAGGCCGCCGTCGAGGCTGAGGTTGAGGACTGGACAATCCCAGTGCCAAAGACAAACAAAAAAATCGTCATCCCGCCGGAAACACGTTTCCAAAATGTAAAGACATACATCGCCCAAAAAATGCGCAACAGCGAAAGCACCGGCGCGACCTATTCGATGGCACTGCTGGCACTCCAGCGCTTCCTGGTAGTCTATTTTCCCGCTTACAATATTGAAACCGTTCTTGAGCCCCTGCAGAAAAAAGAGCTTGATGTGTACAACATGCTTGACGAATATGTCGGCTATTTGCTGACGGACGAAGAAGACTCGGCCGCCACCGTGCTGACGTACATGTCCGGCATCAAGGGATACATGGCCAAGTTCGATGTGGACATCACCGACGCAAAGTTCCGGAGCAAGGTGACAATGCCCAAGATCCGCAGAGAAGACGAGGCCGCCATCGATGTCGCAGATGCGCGCAAGATCCTGCTTGCAATCAACAATCGTCGCCTGCGGCCATATTGTAAAGTCGATGCCGGGGGTTTTGGCTTTCGGCCGGTTGAGGGCCTTGCGATTCAGAACGGCAACTGGGACTTTGAGAGCAGGCCCGTCAGCTGCTACATGAAGGCGCAATTTGCGAAGAACAAACTGCCACGCACGATCTATTGCAGCGACGAGTCGGCAGAGGAGGTCAAGGCCTGGCTGCGCTTCAAGTACGGCTCTGACGAAATTGGCAAGATCGTAAAAGAGTTTCCAAACGACTATACGTTTGCGGTCCGCCAGGATGCCGGGCCAGACGGGATGTACACCGGAGTAGAGACGGAATTCCAGAGCGTGCTGCGCTCAATAGGGATGTGCAAGCTTCGACCGGAAGACGAAAAGAAGGAGGGCAGGGCTGGCAGGCGCCACATGGTCACGCTCTATTCGTTCAGGCGCTTGGTGAAGACGCTGACAGAGGACGCGACGACGCATTCTTATTCTGAATACATCCTCGGGCACAAGAAAAGCCCGTACTACGCCAAGAAAGAGCCGGAGCGGGCCCAGCTCTGGTTCGAGCGATGCATGCCTGTGTTCACGTATTTTGATTACAGCGGGCTCGAGCAAAAAGTGGCGGAAAAAGACAAGCGCATCAAACACGTCGAAAATCAGATGCAGGCGCAATTGGATGATCTGACCCGGTGGAAGGAGCAGTGGATGGCAAACATGGACGCAAACCCGGAGCTGGCCGCGCAATATTTTCACGCGATGCGCAAGAAGCAGTTAGACAAAGTCTAACCAAAGTTAATTTTGAAGTTAACTTGCATGTTAATGTAAGCGCTCACGTGTATGCCGGGCAAGGTCTAGGTAATGGTCTTTGTCAACCGAAGCCGACTAATCCCAACGACTATACCAAACACAATAGCAGGAATGAATAAGAACCCGATTGGAAACTCGGGTACGACATTCAGCCCAAGGATCTCTACACGAGTTGTTCCGTCCGGTATCTTGATTTTCATGTTAGTTGCATATTCCTTCATACTTTCAGCTGCGTTGTAATTGGCATCCATAATAATATTGAAATTCTGATGTACTTCCGCGGATAGTGACTCCCCATTGTTATTTGTGACTGCTGTGATCTTGCCATTTATCAACCCGCGAGGGATATCCACTTCGAGGCTACCAGCCTTCCCCGTAACATCGATGTAAATAGATTTGTTGGGGTTTATTTTGAAAGAATTGACAGTCAAATTCATGCTTGAACCCTTGATCAGGTACTCGTTGCCATCTAACTCTGTTGATAGTTTGAATTGAATTGGTAGAACCTTGGCAGGACCGGGCTCCCTGACGCCACTAAGGAAATACTGGGTCTCGGCTTTATTGTCACTGGAGATATGGACAATGCGGTAATAGCCGGTCGGTAGATCCTTACCTTGCGCAAAAAAGATGTAACTGAAGGAGCCGTCTTCTCTGGCATCAAATTGTAAGCTGCCTACACCGGCATTTTCTGGGCTATATACAATGAATGCCAACATTGGCATTTTTTCGCCAGGATCAAGTATTACTCGGCCAGTAAATGTGATCCTATCTCCAATATTATAGGAGGATTTGTCGGTCCTCAGATCGGTGAGACTATAAGCTGATGCACTACCTGAGTAAGAAGGAATTGCAATCAAGATTACTGCAGTAATGATCCCAATAATGGTCAGGGCTAATTTTCCGGCTTTCACTCCATAATTGCTTCCCCCTAGAGTGTATATCAGCAGCCATGCCAGATACCCGTGGAAATGTGAAGAATTCTAGCGCTTTGGTGCCGTCGGGGGCCGCTTAACATCCAGCTTGGCCACTTCCTGTAGTGCCCAAGCAAAGTGTGTGTGCACACAGTCGGTAGTGCGGTCAACATCACATCGCAGCTCTCCGTCAACCACACGGACATCCACAAGCCCCCGCTTCTCTGTATCCTTCAATACAATGACATTGGGCTCTTGTAGATCGTCAAGGCTGAGATGCGGCGCATATCGCTCCAAGAATCTGTCTTTCTCAACCATCATCCGCAAGGCCTCGTTCACATAGTTTTTAACGAAATAACGCTTCTGCGCAGCCTTCTTTTTTATTTCCTCATAGACTGCTTTGTCGATGTCAACGGTGACTGTCTGGGCCTCGCCTTTTGGCGCATTTTCTGACATCTGCTGACATGCATAAGCATGCCTACATTATAAAAGCATGTTGCCCGATTTCCTGCCCGAGCACGGTATAGCATGCCCGAGCATGCAAAGTATAAATAAAAGCATGCTGTAGGATGTTCCAGCATGTCCGTAAAAACATCTTTGACGACTGACATGATGACCAGTTGCCGACTTTCGGTTCTGGCCGACCTCGAGCAGCGCGGCAAGCTGGATGAGCTCCGTTTTCTGATAAAGGGGCGGGTGAAGGAGCTAAAGATTTCCGAAAAGGAATTCGAGCGTCTAGTCCAGAAGAGGCTGGCACAGGAGAAGGAGGTTCCAGCCTGATGGCTCCGATTGCAAAGCGCGTGAGCAAGAAGCTCCAAAAGCTCATCGATGAGGCTAACAGCACTTTTGGCAGGGCCAAGGGGCTCGTCGCCAAGGCCTACAGGCTGGCGCTTAGTGAAGGCTACTCTCCCCAGGAAGCCAAGGCCCTTTTGATTGATAAAATTACGCTATTCAGCCAGCGAACGATTTACAGTTACCTGCCCGATGAAGCGAAGGATCAATCGCAGAGAAACAGAAGGCTCGGCCATCCTACCCGAAATCCGGTTGCAAACTTGCAACCAATTGTTTCCGAAGGAAACCAAGCAGTCGAGAGTGCGACAATTCTCTCGAAGGAAGCCGCCGAGCAAGTCATCCGTGACACTCGCGAAACCATTATCCCAAGCGAGCCGGAGGCCGGGTCCGCTGTTACAAGCCCGGCCCCGGACAGATCCAAGGATGAGAAGCTGGCCGCGCAGGCAATCGAAATCAAGAACCTGCACGCGGCACTCGCAGAGATCCATGGCAACATCGAATCGGTCCCGGCCGTCAAAGAACTAAGGCATGAGCTCCTGCATGAACGGGACCGCAACGCGCAGTTAAGTGAAGTGATCAGGGAGCAAGGCGTCGGATTTCAAAAGGCTACCGTAGTCGCAGAGTCCAGGCGCAAAGTCATGATGAACAAGAAATTCGTCGGAAGCATCTTCCAGATTAATGCCAACTATGGCAAGGTCCTGGACTATGATATCGAGCTCATTACGGAAGGCGACAGGGTCGCTGAGATCAACAACAAGCCAATCATGAAGCAGGAGATGAAAGCTTGACAGAATCGCCAAGGCACGCGAACACAATCAGGAAAATCAAGACTTGCCTCATCGAACTTCGAGCATCAATCTGGGAGAATAGCGACGAGCGCGGAGTCGGAGGTTGGAAGCTGCCTCCAATCATGTTCCGTCATCAAATTGTCGAGTTCACGCTGGACATCTTTGCAAGGCTTGCCAGCGGAGCCATGGTTGTTTTCGAAGTTGATTATCAGATGAAAGGTTCGCCCAAGGCGGCGAGCAAGATGCTGCAGAGGGATGCAATACTCAAACAATTTGGCATTACCACTATTCGATTAACGCCCAAGATGGTCGATGGGATGACTGCTGCGCATCTGCAGGAGGAGATCGACTACTGGCTGCTTGGCAAGCGGCCGCTGGAGGCTATGACGTGATGATGGTGTTAGCAATCGGACAGACGATAGCGGCGCACCAGGACCATGTAAGCAAAGATATCCGCGATATTCACTGCGCGTGGTGCGCCTACTCGGCAGAGTTGGACGGCGATAAGCAATTTCTAAAAAAAGTGCCACGTCAGACGATGGCAATTCTGCCTTCAATCAGGCAAATCGCAGAAGGAAAGCGAGGATGATATCGATGTCAAAGAATTCGCGATTAGCCGATGCTGTTGCAACCGAGGACAACTTTGCAATAGAGAAGACAGCCATAGACTCTTTCCATGGCAAGACGAGATTCTACTGCAGAGATTGCCGGGAATGGGTGCCAGTCGCATTCCACCACAAGGGCAAGATGCGCAGCCCCCATGACTCCAAAGAAATCATTTACGTCGATTACCTGGCTGACGAGCTCGACCACACGCTCTTGGAGATGAGCCATTGACGATGAAAAAGTTTGAAATTCCGTATAAACTAAAGGCCAACCAGTACTTCAAGCTGGCCAAGGCGACAGGCTGGGATGCGCACACAGGCAAGACCATCAACTACCGCGACAGCATCGGCAAGGTCGTTTCAGTTCCCTGCGCTATTTCAGACCCGGAACAGATTCAGCTCTGCAGCCAGACAGTCATTCATGCCACAAAGGACCCGCTGTACTGGCTCTCCAATGTCGGCCTTCCATGCTCGCTGTTCGTTGTTGAAGGCGAGGAAGTGATCCATGATGACGAAAAGGCTGGCTTTCAGAAATTCAAGATCGTAAAGGAAATCCCGTCGAGCAAGTTCGACGAGTTGTTAGGCTTCAAGTATAGCCAGGCGATTGCGCCCTTTGACCCGCGGACAGTCACGCCGCCGCTGAAGATTGACGACAGGATAATGAAGGAGCTCAAAATCTGGGATTCTGTCAGGGGTTCTGTCAGGGATTCTGTCTGGGATTCTGTCAGGGGTTCTGTCAGGGGTTCTGTCTGGGATTCTGTCAGGGGTTCTGTCAGGGGTTCTGTCTGGGATTCTGTCAGGGATTCTGTCAGGGATTCTGTCAGGGATTCTGTCTGGGATTCTGTCTGGGATTCTGAGGCCGCGTACATTGGCACGCTATTTCCGACCGTCACTGAATGGAAGTATGTCAAACACGCTCCTGGCGAATATCCCTTCCAAAGTTGCGTGAATCTGCTCAAGCTCGGGCTCGTGCCTGCCTATAATTCGTATGACAAGATCTGGTACCTGTGCCATCCCAAGAAGGATTCAAAGGCTGATATTCTCTGGCAGGGCCCGCTCGAACTTGCGAGGAGTGTGAAATAGTTGGCAAAGAAAGAACTCATGTTAGAGATCAAGTGCGCCGGTGACAACTGCCGCCGAATGGTCGAAGTCAAGGCCGATGTCGGATTGTCGCTTGACATGTTCAAGTTCAGCTGTGATGCCTGCGGGCTGCAGACAAAGACCCAGAAGGATTCGAAGAAATCGTCGCATGTGCGAAAGATGCTTGACGGCCAGGTCAAGCTTGTAGACGAAACGCCGGAGGAGTCTAATTGAGCTCGTCAGATAAGGCCTCATCTGTACCTGACGAGGATCGGCTCTTGCCGCTGGGTCAGTTTAGCCCACGGCAGGAAGCCGTTTCCTATCTCTTGCGGATGGCTCTGCCTGCCCCGATCGTCAACATTATGGACCAAGATATAGCGCTTCTGATCAAGAGGACCATCGAGGAGCATGTCGTCGACGGGCAGCACTGGATGCAGGCGCACGGCGATCGGCTCAGGCGCATCGAGATCGAGGAAACAAATGTCGACACTACTGTCCTTTTCATTTTAGAATGTAGTAGCTGTCACAAGGACGCGGTTTTCACTGCAGAAGGTCCTAACGACGAATATCCGGATCCGCTCTGCGAAAAGTGCGAGGCTGGAGAAGAATGAGCCAGCAACAAGAGAGCGAATTTGAAATCATGGACGCGCTGGACGAGCAGCAGATCGTCGACGAAATAAAGGGCCACGTCCTCGAGCAGTTCTTCTATGAATTCACGCAGGGGAACAAGCAGGTAGTCGGCATCAGCTACGCCGGAATAAAGAGCGTGTGCCAGAAACTATCGAATGACGGCCATCCGATCAGCATCGAAGAGATGCATGTCGACGTCGGGCCTGAAACGATTTCCGCCCTGGCATGCGCTGTCGATCTCACCACCAAGGAGAAGCGCTGGGGCGCTGCCGAGGCCAGCAAGACCATAACTTTTTTCGATTACAGGGACAAGACGGAAAAGACCAAGCCGAACCCGTTTACCCGCGCAGTCGCAGTCAGCAAGGCCCAGCGCAACGCGATGCGCAACTTTGTGCCAGAGGTCGTTATCCAGGAGGCCTACAAGGAATGGAAGGCCAAGAAGGGTCAGCAACAGACAGAGAAGCCGGTCGTAATGACTGCAGCCGAGCTTCAGGCAAGGGAAGCGGCGAAGAACTTTGACAAGCGCGTCGTGTGCCCAGACTGTCAGGCGCGCTTTAGCACGTTTGAAAAAATGACCTCTCATAGGAAGGAGAGCCATAGCCAATGATATCTTTCACACTCATGTACGGGGAGCTCGGGCCCTGCATTTCGCGGGATGCTTCCGTTTCGCGTGACACAAAGGAGGTGCCAGGCTGAACAGCGCTGCCCGTGGCGCTCTAAAGCAATCGCGAAATGAAATCACTACAACAGAAAATTAGAGTAACGAAGGAAAAGATCCACAGGGTCAAGATCTGGCTGCGCCGGACAGAGAAGGCAGTCGAAAAGAAGGCGCAGAAAGTCAAGACGCAAAAAGAAATGCGAGAAATAGCAAGGGGTCGGGCACTGATCGCAAAGAACTGGCGCGACATCAAGGAATGCGAGAAGGAGCTCAAAGAGATCGAGCAGACGCAGAGGCTAAGAAGGAAACTGAAATGACCATCAAAGATATCCTGCTAGGTTTTGAAGTTGGCAACGGCAAGGAAGTCTACATTCAGCCGTCGCATTTGGTTGTAACGGGAGTCTCTCAAGAGTCCGGCAAGACGACGACATTGGAGAGCCTGATCAAGCGCAGCAAGAAGAAGGCAATCGTGTTCAGGACCAAGATCGGGGAGAAGTCGTTCCTGGAAGGTACCATCATCCCGCCATTCTTCCGCGACAGGTCGGACTGGAAGTTCATCAAAGGAATCGTCGAGTCGACGATGAAGATGCGCATCGACAAGTTCGAGCAGGCCACGATAATCCAGCTCTGCAAGGAGACCGGAGGCAACAGCCTGCTAGACTTCAAGAAGAAAGTGGATCAGAAATTACAGGAAAAGATAAGCGCGAGCGCCAAGGTCACGCTGACAAACCTGCAGGCCTACCTGGAGGAAGTCGTGCCAAAGCTGATGACGATCACGTTCTCCAATACGCTCGAGTTGGTCGAGGGCCTGAACATTGTTGACCTGGAGAGATTCAGCCGCGACTCTGAAGTGCAGGGCCTAATCATCGCCAGCGTCCTGGACGAAATTCTGTACAAGTTCAAGGACTGCATCGTGCTGATCCCTGAGGCATGGAAGTTCGTTCCGCAGGATAGGGGAAGCCCGACCAAGCTTGCGCTTGAGGAATTCATCAGGCAGGGAGCGACTAATCACAACTACATCTGGATTGACAGCCAGGACATGTCCGGTGTTGACAAGACGCCCCTAAAGCAGATATCGACATGGATCCTCGGCTACCAGAGCGAGAAGAACGAAGTAAAGCATACGCTCGAGCAGATCCCGCTCCCGTCGACGCAGAAGCCAAAAGCCGACCAGATAATGAGTTTAGGAAAGGGAGTTTTTTACAAGGCCACGCGTGAGCAGACAGTGAAGGTCTACGTGCTGCCATTCTGGCTCGACGAAGAGCGCGGCAAAAAGGTGGCGATGGGTGACTTGCAAATATCAGAGCTCGACGGGCCGAAGCAAAGTCTGACTCCGCACAGGAAGGTTCAAGCGACTGCGCCGGATTCCACTGTTCCAACAACCACAGCAACAAAAGATGAAGTCAGAAAAATACAGGTCGACATGAACGAGCTGCGCAAGGACTTTTTCGACAAGGTCCAGGACCTGCAGGAGCAGATCATCAATACAAACGTCAAGGTAAACGAGCGGCCAGCGGAGGCACCTGCCATCAACGACGATGAAATAGTCGGCAGGATCCTGCAAAAGATAAAACTGCCTTCAAACGGTCCTGTCACCGCCACTCTTGATAAAGAGGCCATTGTCCAGGAGGTCCTGAAGCGCGTGCCGGTCGGCGGTGTTACCAAATACGAAGTTGCGCCGCTCGAGAAGTTGAAGAGGGACATCTTGGAGGAGACGAAACAAAAACTGCTATCAGAAATTCAGGCCTTGGAGCCAGAAGCGAAGAAGATCCTGAAATACGTCGAAGCAGCGCAAAAAGGAATCAGTTACACCGAGCTTACAGAGAAATGCCTGCTGAAAAAGATTGGCGGGAACACGATGCAAAAGACAAGGGACATGAGCAAGGACCTAGCTGCGATCAATCTGGTCAAAATTGACACCGGCCATGGAAGAGTAGCTCCGAACCTGAAGGAAGAGATCAAGCGCTTTGTGTTTGACGCATCGGAGACTGAAGTTGAGCAGACTTATTCGCATATTATCATGGAAATGTTGCAGGCATGAGATACACACTAACTTCCTCCAGTAAGAAGTGTAGCAAATGCAACGAGGAAGGAAAGAAGTGTAATTTCTGCGGACTCTATTTCTGCCGCAAGCACTGGATGGTGCATTTTGCCACAATAAAGGATCCACCAGATCCCTGGGCGACAGTCGACTTATGAAAAAAGGATGGCGCTGTAGACATTGCGATCATGTTTGGGACGTCGCTCGCTATGCGGAGGAATGCCCTAAATGCCACTTCGAAACTTATTGCGTTCCTCCAACGCCGGAAGATCTGGGAGTGCCAAAAGTAAGCAATCAAGATGGGTAAGACAACTTCAAGGGCCAGACCTCTATTTCCACTGGATGGTCTACGATTACATATTAATTTCATTGTAATACAATGTACTATGTACTACGTAATATTACAATGAAATGAAGAAGAAGGAGCCGCATGATATTGTCAGTGTGAAAATCCCATGGCGCATCTTAGGCAATAGAGATAACCCCGATGACGATCCACAATTTACTATTGCAAAGTTTGAGAGAGACTATCACAAACGGGATAGGAGTGAATCGATAAATGATCTCCTAGAATTGGCTCTACAAGTTGTTGAAAAGAAAGATGTAATCAAGGATAGTGCATTATTACAATATCTGAAGGAAAACCTATATCATGAAAAGATCGTTGATTGGTTTGGCACTTTGGATGATGATAGGGTTGATGCGCTCTATGGGGCCCTGAAAGGCGAAAAGGAAATAAGATTCCAAAATAAGATACAAAAACACTAAGTATGCAGCCCGCCACTATCCTTCGAGCCAAACTCGTCACCTTTCTAGGTGCAAAGTGTGTTAGTTGCAACGAAACAGACGTGGAGATGTTACAAATAGATCATATTCACAATGATGGATCCGCTGACCGGCATCGATTCAAGTCAAACTTGGCCATCTATATCTACTATCTTGAACACCCAATTGAAGCGAGAGAGAAGTTGCAAGTAATGTGTGCAAATCACAACTGGAAGAAGCGATCGTTAAGTATGAAGCGCTCAAGTGTTCAACGCAAGCTTATGCAAGCCCCTTCAATGCTGGCAACTCAGGAAGAATGGTCAGAGTTCTTAAACAAATGCACCATTCCCGAATTGGAAGCAATCATAATGCAAGCGCAATTGATATTTGATTTGGCTCAAGTAGGAATAAACGAGTTGACTGGTCAAATGTCAATTAAACAATTCCTTGAATAGAATTGCGCGCAAACTCTGGCTAGAAAAGCGCAAATGAGCAAGTACAAAGACGGTGCTGCCATGTTTGTCACTGCCAACAAGATCCCACATCAGTCAGAGATGGAAGCTACTTTGCAGCTGCTGAAGTCAAGGCATTCGATGATTCACTGGGACGCAAAGACAAGGACTTGGCGTTGCGAGACCTGCAAGAAAAAATCTCGGGATGCCAGGAAGCTCGCAGAGATGCCATGCCGGAAATAGTTCTCTATTGTCCGCTCCAAGCCTCGTTTTCCAAATGAACTGGGGTGGATATCGCAAAGGGAGTGGAGGCCAGCCAGGCAATGCTGCTAAAGACCATACCTTTGATCACATTGTCGCTACCGAGGAAGTCAAAAGGCGTCGGGGCATACTCATGTACCCGATGGATATCCTTGACATCTACCGGATACGCGAGATCGAAAAATTGCGGGCCAAACTGAAAAGCAGCATGAAATGAGCCGCTGGACGTATCAAACTCACAATTACTGCAGGCGTTGTGAATTGCCACAATCAAAAGAGAACAAGCGATGTTGTGTATGCAATAATCTACTAAAGACAAAACAGAATCCAGGCAGGGCTCGACATCTCGCCGAGTACGCAAGAGGATATCAACTGAAATGAACGAGCACACCACAAAAGAGGCAGCGAAAAGGGCGCTGGTGAAATATCCTTTCCTGCTCGACCTGAAAGCAGAGGATGCCGGAGGCCTGCGTGCATATCTTTTGATAGCGCAGCAGGTCGACTGGAAGTTCCTGCAGAACGGCGAGCGAGTGAGCGATGCAGTCACTGATACTTTGCGCTACATCATGCTCAACCATCCAGGGCTCACTGACGTGCTGTTCAGTCCTGACGGGCTCCTGCGCCGGTTGCGGGAAGCGAAGGAAGAACTCGAGAAGGAACGGAGGATCCAGCCAGCCCTGGGGACAGTTTGACCAAGCCAGTTCTTATCGATCTGTGTTGCAAGGCAGGAGGATCCTCTGCCGGTTATGCGAAGGCGGGCTTCAAAGTGATCGGCATCGATCACGAAAAACAACCTCACTATCCTTTTGAATTCATTCAGGCTGACGTGCTGGGACATGGACTGCCGGAAGCCGACATTTATCATGCTTCGCCGCCCTGCCAGCTCTTTTCGATTGCAAGTAAGAAGTATAGGAACAAAGGCAAGGAATATCCCGATGTCTTGACCCCGCTCCGAAAAAGACTGGTGAAGACAGGCAAGCCGTTTATCATAGAGAACGTGCCAGGAGCGCCGCTGCGAAAGGATGTTATGCTCTGTGGTGAAATGTTTGGACTAAGGGTCATCAGGCACCGCATCTTTGAGATCCATGGCTTTACAGTGCTGCAACCTCCCCATGACAAGCATAGGCTGTCAATTCGAGATGGGAGCGGATTTGGAGTCTACGGGAGCAACGGCTCCCTGTTTCTCGTAGGCAAACCAGACTACAAGGCACGCTATGAAGAGTTCAAAAGGATCGAAGCCAAGCACAAGTCGTATTACGCCACCATTGCTGGCAATGGTGGCGATTCTTACAGCTACACCTTGGACAGCTGGAGCAAAGCCATGGGCATCAACTGGATGAACAAGACTGAGCTCACACAGGCGATTCCTCCTGCTTACACCGAGTACATTGGCAGGCAGATCATCAACTACTTTCTACCAAAAATAATAGCTTGAAAGCAGGCACAATCCGAACAACCGGGCAATACGAGCTTCCAAAAACCAAGCGAATGAAAGTGCCAGGAATGAAGCTCCATACTTGGCAATTTCTGTTCATCCGGGACGGCCGTGCCCGCTATAGATGTCTTCATTGTGATTTCTACGATGTCGCCCGCTGGCCACATACGCCGGAGCCTAACAAATGGTTCCCCTGCCCGATGCCAAGAATCTTGAAATGACTGCTCAAGAAACTTTCGATGTCCTCAAGCTGGTTAAAGCCAAGATAATCAGGGACGCCAACTATAGCATCTTCAGGACGGACCCTTGCAAAGGAATCTGCTTTGTGACCGATGAAACGCCCTATTTCATTCATGGTAGAATGGCGGTGAAGGGCAACGCTGGCGGCGCTTATCCAGATCACTATCTTGATTTCATTGATGCTGTTTTCGGCAAAGAATATAACACAATAGAAGCCTGCAGCCGCAACGTCAAGGTTGAAGTTGGAAGGACTGCATTCACTGTAGATGTTAATCCTGATTTCCAGCCGTCAATAGTTGGTGATGCGCAAATTCTGGCAGGAGTCCCAAACGGCAGGTTCCATCGCTGGCGATGTGATCCGCCGTACAACCCGGATACTGCAAAAAAGATGTACGGCACAGACCTGCCAAACTTCAAGTGCCTGGTGGAAGCCGGAGCTCGAGTCTGCAAGGTAGGATCCCTGCTCTTCCTCCTGCTGGGACCTGACAATTATCAGCACGTACCAGAAGGAGTGATGCGAGTCGGCCTGATTTACATCTCCGTAATTCCGAACAACGAAACCCGGGCTCTCAACATTTACTACAAGTATGCTGACAACGGCGAGGAAGGGTACCAAGGACAACTACTCTGAAATGCCAAAGCATAGGATCCCCCATACTCTGGTAGACAAATTTTACAAGCCTTCAGATGTTTTGGATCGCAGGCCCTACCGGTGCGACAAATGCGGTGAGCGCTTCCACAGTTACAAAGAGCTTCACGGCCACAAGGCGGACAAACACGCATATTGAAGCGCGCAGCCGTCTGCCCGAAGGGCCATCCAGTCACCCTATTCTATCTGAAAGCAAAGCGAGCGTATCGATGCTGGCGCTGCGGAGTGTACTACCACATCAACCAGTTCGTCTTTACTCCTGCAGCACACTGGCTGCGGAAGAAGAAGGGCAAGTACGTGCTTGCCGGTAACTATCAGTCCTGATGAAGAGGGCTCCTGTCCGGTGTCCGATCTGTAGCGACGAGGCTGTCAAGCGGGGCAAGTTGCAATACGCGGATCGAGTCATCCAAAGATATCGCTGTCGCAGGGGTCATTGGTTTGAGATACAGAAGATTGTACCAGAAAAAAGCGCATAGAGTTATTATAGTAATTTAGAGTCTGAGCCACTGGGGTTCGGAGCGGGTTGGGGGAACGAACAACAGTAATTTTGCAACGTAGGTGCCATTCCTGTGGCTCAACGAACACCTACACACGAAAGAACGGACAGCAAGATTGGTTTATCGATTCTGATGGTTTTCTATGTAGCAAATGCTGGGAGGCAAAACGGTCCGGCAAGAATGTTTGCTTCAGAGGTAAATCAGTCAAGTTAAAGATCAATCCAAGGACCGGCGTATGTCAAGGCTGTGGGAAAAGTGTCATCAAGGGTGAAATCAGCCGGACTCATATGCATCATTTTGAATATCATGCAGGCGATCCACTACGCGCTGCTGTAGAGTTATGTCCTGAATGTCACAAACATGCCCATATACTGATGAAGGAGAACTTGACTAGCGGGGAGGGGAAGGTTAGTGCAGAAAATTAGACCGGCTGATCTGCAGGCGGAATACGAATATGTTGTCAACCAGGGAGTCGCGCTCATCAAGAAGGTGGCGCCGGTATCTCTGAGCAGCCAGTCAATCGAAGACATTCATTACTGGTATCGCAAGGCTGCCGACCTTCGCATCCAGATGGGAGATCCAAGGCACAAGATTGTAGGCAAAGTTTATGAAGACTTTGAGCAGTTCTACGGCGAGCGCCACATCCGGCGGATCCTCAAGGAAGGCGGCATCGACCTACCGGAAGAAAACGGACAATTGTCCGAAAATAACAGTTCCTTAAATAGGTATGAAATCTCTAACGGTCCTTATTTTGAAATTTTCGACTTGCTCGAGGGCCTTTGCAAGGCCGTCAAGAACGTTCTGCGAACAGAATATTTTCTGGATCAAGAGGAGCGATGCAAGGAACAACTAGAGCTCGTAATGGAGGAGCATACCAGGGACCATCCGGATGTCAAGCAGGCGCTCCAGAACTTGAAGGATGCGCCAGAAAAACAGCGTAAATTTGATGCGGAGTTGAAAGAATTCTATCCATTTGCCAAGGCAATGATAAAAAATGCAAATGACGCTTTCGACAGGCGCAGGGAGTACAAAGTGAACACTTTGCACGTGCTCCTGCAGAAGGCGATCCTCTACGGAGTCAACGAAGCCGACTACCATTACTCCTGCTGGGTCAGGCCATTTATTGAATCGGTGGCCAAGCAAACGCGCAAGGTGATCATGGGCTGGGTGCCGGAGCTGCCAATGATCATGCGATTAAAGACCGTCGACGAAGCCGTCTATTATGAATTCTCCGGATATCCCTGCAGGGCCAGGATATGCAACGGCTGCAAGCATCCGAACAAGCGTTCGGCTGGCAGATGTGAAAAATGTGGCAATGCCACTTTCCATGTTTGCGGAAGCCTGCACGTCAAGACGGAGGACAGCGTTTCAAACGACAACATGCCAGCGACATTCCTGCAGCACTGCTTCAAGTGCGGCCACAAGTCAGATCCCGAGCCAGGCATGCTTTACAAGAATCCCAATTCCAGGGAGATCGATCTAATGCCAAGCATCCTCGAGTTTTCAAAGTGGAAGAAGGACAACCAGATCGCAATAGACGAAGAGGCCGTCATCCATCGATGAGCGATAGCACCACTGCCGATTCATCAACAATCAAGACCTGCGGATGCCCACACTGTTTTTGCAATGGGCCGTGCTGCACGACCAAGACTCACTTCAGTTTTCCGGACGCAACCACAGATAATCTCTGATTTCTAATTAAGGGGAACGAGCGGAGCAGAGGCATGACGCAGGTATCGACCGTTAGCAAACGTCTGCAAATCGAAATCTACAACGAATGGGACCTTGATCAATTGGAGGGCGAGTTTGAAGTCGCAGCCTTTGAGCGCGACATAAAGCAATCGCATGTAAAAGAGATCGCAGAAGCGATCATGAATGGCAGACTGTTCGACCCGATCATCAGCGTGATGGCCAGGAAGACTGACGATGTGCCCTATGAAGTCATTGATGGCCAGCACCGGATCGAGGCCCTCAAGCTCCTGCGTGACGAAGGCAAGATTTCACAGTACACTTTCGGCGTGAAAATCCTCTACGGAGAGGATGCGCGGGTCGCCTATCGAATGCTCAACAGCGGCAAGCCCCTGACGCTTGATGACATCCTGAAATCCTATGATGATGGATCCATCGCACTTTTCAACCGGCTAAAGGAATTCTGCGTGTTCTATTCAACCCACGAAAACAAGCTGCCTTTCAGCCTGATAATCAAGGGCTCGCATTACGGCAGCGTCAAGAGCATAAGGGAGACGGCGCACCGCGAGAGAGTAATCAACCTCGCCATCAAGATGCCAGCAAAAGATATCGATGCGATGCATCAAATGCTCAGCCTGATCAGGACAGCACAGGCAGGAGTGATTGAAAAGAGAGGGCCGGTGCCAAAGACCACGATCTTTTTCACAATCTGCAGGATATTCGCGCAGAATCATTCAGACAATCCAAAGTTTACTCAAAGATTCATTCACTTCATCAAAGCAGTCTCCAAGGACAAGCAAGTGGCAGAGCTGTCAAAGCTTGGCCGGGGCATGCTGCAGTTCGAGCAGGCCAATGAAGTATTGAATAGCATCTGGAACGCTTCCTGATTTCTGCAAAAACCATTCTACACCTGCACCAAGTGCGGCCAACAACAGGACCGGGTATATGACAAAGCCCACCAGGCATGGCGCTATCTCTGCAAAGGCTGTGGCAAGAACGATCGCCTGTGCACTTGTTATAGCTAGGAATCAAATAGTTCCTTAGTTCGTTTTTTTACCCCCGGGGGTCATGCTCACGCTCACAGGGAGTATGTTCAATAATCATGGCAAATCGCACCTGGTCCGATAACAAATATGAGGGCCTTGCTCTACGCAAAATGTTCAAGCGACTGCAAACAAGGGCCGACAAGAACGCCAATAATCTAAAGTTGCAACTTGTCATCAGCCATGAGCTGTGCTACATAGCTGCGACCAAGGGGCACATTGCCAAGTCAGAAAAAGAGCGAGAACTCGAAGAGCGCCTAAAGAAGCTGGAAGAGTTAGCTGGACTTGTACAAAAGACCGCGCCGGTGACAAAGTAGTTGAGCTCATCGGATGCCCGGCTCAAGCGGCTGGAGCAACATTTTTCGCTGGGCGAAAAAGGCTGGCAGCCGCCGAGCCTTCAGTATGGTTTTTGGTGTGGACATTACCTTCGTGATGGGCAGGTTATTCCCGACGGCAGCGCTTGTTGCTTCTGGCATTGGCGAGGCCTACCGAAGCGCTGGGGCCAGCGTCATCCGCTCTATTCTTGGCAGGAAGACATCCTACGAGACCTGCAGAACGGTGTTCGCTATTTCTACATCCTGAAGCCACCGAAAATAGGCGCAACTGAGTTCTGGCTTTCCTACGCTGAAGATCAGGCTCTAAACAACATTGCCTGGCGCAACGGAGAAGTTGCCATCGTAGTCGGCACCGGTCTTGGCGAGTCGGAGGGCATGATCTCCCGGGCTAAAGGCATACTGGAAATCAAGGACATAGAAGACAGGGGCACTGGCAACTACAAAGTCCCGATCAACGAGCGTTACAACACCCGCAAGGAATTCACGCTGAACACGGTCCTCTTCAAGGCCTATCCTGCCGACAACAAGGGCATCGACGCGGTAAGGAACAAGCCCAACATGAAGCTGATACTCATTGACGAAGGTGCCTTTTTCAGGATCATGGCGGAGCAGCAGCAGAAGGTCAAAGATGCTGCAGAGCATTATATCGGCGGGGCCGATGTAATCATTGTGTTTGTTTCGACAGCCGGTGATGTCCCGGCGGGCTTTATGTACGACATCGAAAGGGAAGAGCCGAGTATCTACAAGAAATACATTCTCGACTATCACGTCGGCCTTGAGGTTCATCCGGAATCCTTCACTTCGCTCTATAGGAAAGATGACATCGATCTGATCAAAGACGATCCAAGTTTCCAGCGCAATTACATGCACCAGTGGGGACACGGCTCCGGCGACATATTCGACGTCAAGGCCCTCGAGCTCTGCACCGTTTCCTATCCAATCAAGCACGAGAAGCAATATGAGCGGGTGCTTGATGTCGACCCTGGCTATGGCTCAAGCAAGTCGGGGCTCGTTGGCTTTGAGCAGCGCGACGGGATCCCGCACGTGATCCAAGCAGCGGAATATTCCCGGCCGTCACAGACAGAGTTGATCTCGATAATCAACAACTCTATCACGTACTATGGCTACATGGTGCTCCGAATCGATGCCGCCAATCCTGGCCTGATAGAGGAGTTTAAGCCCAAGATAACAACACAGCCTATCAACTTCCGGGAAAGGGGCCAGATAATGACTGACAACGCCAGCATACAGGTCAAGCAGCTGCAGGTAAAGATAGAGCTTCAATTTGAAGAATTGCTCCGGCAACTGCGCGCAGCAAAGAAGAACGAAAAGGGAACGATCGACAAGAAACTCGGCACCTTCGACCTTTACGATCCATTTATCATGGGCCTCGATTACTTTGCCAATAACATGGACTACAAGATAAGGCCAATCAACCGAAAGGGATAGTCCTTAATTCAGTTTACAAGTGTTCACTCCCTGATGTCGCAGCTCAGACACGTCCCAGACGATAGGGGAATACTTTTCGCGGAATTTGACTGGATAAACATCGGCGAGCGGTACGGTCGATTCACTGATGGCGGCGGCTCTATCTACCGCGATGTGCAGCATCGCGGTAGGGGCAAAGCATCCTGTAAAATATTGTCCGGTGCCACAAACGGAAATGCCCACGAGGTAAAATACGTGACCATGCCTTATGCTGTAAATGTTTTGAGCTTTGAGTGTCTTGTTGCTCTCGGACTGATCACTGCGGGCGAAAATCTTGATATGGGCATAGAGTACCGCGATGGAACAAACAGCTCAACTAGCTTCAGACAAGCCCGACTGCGATATCTTAATTCCACGAACAAATGGCAATATGAAAACGATGTTGATACCTACGCAGACTTTCCCTCTGGAGCGTATGTGGCAGACCCCGCCGGTGAGGAGCCGGGATTCGCATCCACTCAACTAACGCAGACTGCCGGTGATCGATGGGCAAAAGTCAAACTCGTGGTCAATTTCAAAAAGAACGAATACGTTCGGGCTGAAATTGGAAACCAATTCTTTGACATGCGCGGCTCTCCAGTTGTCTTCCGCCCTGCGACAACAACCCTTTCCCATCTCTTCTTTGTCCTTGGCAAGCAGGCCAGCACGTCTATCCATCGCTGGTGGACCACGGACTGGATTGTTAGAGAGGAGAGCGGTTAAAATGCCAGTTCAGAAGGTTTTCAACGCAAAGACCGGCACCGGCGTTAGCGAGATCGCTTCGATGGCCGTCTGTCGGGATGTCATCGCGTTTTGTCGCTTTAGCTACGGCGCCACGCCGACAATCACGATCCAGCTTGAAGGATCGGCTGATGGAGAAACTTGGATATTGACTGGAACCGCGCTGGTCACAACAACTGGCACGCCGAAAATAATAATCAAGGGTACTGGAGAAGTCTTTCCGCTCTACCGGCTGAACATTACGGCTAACACCAATGTGACGGTGGACGAAGCCTGGATAATTGGGGACGAGCCCGCGGCCTGAATATGTCCAACATTTTGCAGCGCCTGCAGCAGGTTTTTCGCCCAAGCAATTATTCGATGTCAGTTCACAAGCAGTCCTCTCTTCCAATAATGTCGCTTGCCAGGCAGTTCCGCGCTAACGGAGTATCGGAACAGGTGCTTGTTGATCCAATCTTCAGACCGATCAGTTCCTTCAGCCAGTTTGTAGCGCCAAACCCGCCGAACGCGTTTGTGCTGATGAAGGATGCGTACGAGAACGACCCGGAGGTCAGCTTTGGCATCGACTTTATCACGGCCGTCTCTGTCGGAGTCGGCTTTCATTTTAGCGCAGCCAAGGATAAGCTGGTGGATCATGTCAACCAGTTCGCCCAGGATTCTAACCTTGACGATATCGTCCAGACATCCGGCAGGGAGACGCTTGCTTACGGCAACTCGATCTGGCAGTACAAGGACATTACGACAAGAAACAAGGGCTATGATGTGCTCGAGCAGATCCCGTTGACCGCGCTGAAACGCATCTGGTGGACTGGCATGGCCGACAACGCCACTGTCGGCAGCTACGAGTTCAGGGGGTGGAAGACTCAGAAGCTCATGCCATCAGAAGTGATCCATTTCCGCTGGAGAATCAGCAACGCCTCGCCTATTGCCTTGGGCCTGCTCTATCCACTAGTAACAAGAGTCAGCTACCGGCTGAATCAGAACGGCATTGACAGCACCAGGGAAAGAATGTCGATTATTGAAATTAAGCGGTCAATGCAGGACATGACGCACAAGTTCATGCGCCGCTATCAGCCAAGGAACGTCTACAACCTGAAGAACGCCAGCCCGCAGCAGGTCACCGATGCCCAGTCGTCGCTCAACATCCTCGAGGACGAGCAGGACTTTGTAATGCCGGGAGACGCAGAGATCTTTGAACTTGGAAGCGCAGCGAAGGCCTTCAACCTCGACCACTTCCACGCACTGTACGCCAATGAAATCATAAAAGCGATTGGCACGCCGACAAGCAGGCTCTATGAAAAGGGTGCGCTGACTGAAGCCTCGGCAGACTCGGCCAAGGATGTCGCCCTGATGAACCTAGTGGGATTCCAGCGCAACCACAAGCGCATGATAGAAAGGATGCTGATCCAGCCTTGGTACAAGGCAAACCCGCTCACCGATGCAAACGGCGTCTTTATTCCATGGGAAGAAGCCAAGATTGAACTAAACTGGGGAATTCCGGAAAAGCCCAAGATGGATGCGCCAGCCTTTACCGCGTTGTTGATGGCAAAGCCCGCAGCATTCTCTGACGAAGAGGTCCGCAAGTTTGCTTCGCAGGCTGGAATTGAACTTGACGAATCGACTTGGAAGGCCGCGCGGGAAGAGCGCCAGCAGATGGAACAGCAGCAAATGAAGATGAAGCAGGATCTGAACAGGCAAAAACTCCAAGGCCTAAGAGAGTTGATCGACTAAAATGCCCTATCCTTACAATCTTTCCTACTTTTCAGACGCAAACTATCAGCAGCCGATTCCAACGGATGACAAAGGTGGCATACTCTACCAGCGGGCTGACGGGCTGGGCCCTGGCCAGAGCATTCGGGACATCATCTACATCAAAAACGACAACGAAGAAGTGCTGACCCTGGCACCCTGGTCCTCCTCGGACGAATTCCAGATCTTGAACTATCCAAAGGAATTGCAGCCCGGAGAAGCCGGAGCGATTGAAGTCTTGATATTGATGCCGAAGGAGAAGCCCAAGCCGATCAGAGCGAACTGGGGATTCAGGAGGCTTGTTGGCTAATGGTGGTGAAGCCATGAGCGAGACAATAGGTGTCAAGGACCAATCTTCCGATCCAAGTAGCAAGCCGGTCGAAGTTCTTGATGTCAGCGGGAAAAAGCGCCAGGTAATAATTTTCGCGGGCGCAAGTGCTGCAGAAATAGCAAGCTTCCTTGCGAGTGCGCCTGCAGGCACAGAGATGGCGTTGGTTGTCCGCAATATCCCTTCCGGGACACAGGCAATTTCAAATGCAAATCTTGATGCACCCATCTCTAATGTCGCGCAAGAAGCAACGCAGGCGCTAATCAAAGCCAAAACTGACAACTTGGACATCGCACTGACGGTCCTGCGAGATGCTCTTAGAGGCACAAGCAACAAGACGCTGACAGACATTGAGGCCAACACCGATCAGATAGAGACGAAGCTGGATACAGCCAACACTCACCTGACAAATGTCGAAACCTATACAGATGGCATTGAAGGCAAGCTTGATTTAGTAGCCACCCAGACAACCGCGGATCTTATCCGGCAGAAGACGGACAATCTTGATTCACCGTTATCCAACATGCAGGCAAGCCTTGATGAGCAGCTGGACAACCTTGATCTTCAGGCTAACCTTCAACAACTCTATTTATCCAAAGAGCGTGAGCGGACAGCGTATTACGCAGAAGGAGGAGAAGAGCGTGGATATTATAACAAAAACTACGGCAGACGTTCATAGAGACTAGTTCTTTCAATATACAAAGAACCGACTACCTCTAGAATGGGTTTAGACGAGGCACTTGTTTATGATAAAAGTTTTGGCGCTAAAGGCGTCCCAAGTCCGTTTTCACTTGAACAAAGTAAAGCGGTAAGAAGTGCTGACGCACACGCACGTTATCAGGATGCTATTCTGAATGGCAATTGTTACTATGCTGCCATGACTTCAGGGGCTGCACTAGGGACAGCTCTAACAGCTACCGCCGTTACCCTGACTTTATACAACCCTATTGGTTCCGGTGTTTACATTGTCGTCTTGGAAGGCACTCTTGCAGTAACGTTAGGTTTGGCCGCCGCCGCAAGTGCCGCGGTTGTATGGGCAGCAAACACAAACGTGTTAGCCGCGGCACCGACTTCCACGACACTCGCTACAACATATGGAAATGCAATTATTGGGAGTGCCAAGACTGGCGCAGCTAAAGCATATACTGCGGCAACTCTTCCGGCAGCGCCCACCGTCATTAGGTCACTAGCCAACGCAAGGATAATCGGCGCAACTCCAGTGAGCGAATATACAACGCAGATAGTCGATCCAGTAGACGGCAAAATCGTGCTTTCACCCAACACGGCTGTAACAGTTCAAGCAATCCTGACGGCAAGCGCTCTAAACGGAATTGCGAGTATGCTTTGGGAAGAAGTGCCAATCCCAACATAACATGAGTCTGCTTTTACTTTTTAACCAAGAAGAAGCAATCCCGCTAACACCTGAAGAGCGAGATGGCAACACCTATTCAGTGAGCCATCGGGCTTTTGCTATTCCGAATGTCAGGCCGCGGCAACAACAAGAGCTTCCACCAATCAACAACTCTGTCTACGTTCCTCTAGTTATCGAAATAAAGAACAAGCTAGCGATTCCTCTGGCTCTTCCATCAATCGATAATGCCGCCTACAGCAAACTTGTTCTGGAAAGTATCAATTCGGCTGCCATGCGATTATTCTTGTCGGAAGCAAATGCGGCATTGTCGAGACTCAGTCTATCGGAGACTGCGTCGGCCGCTTATTCAAAGCTCGCTGTGCCAGAGACGCCGTCGGTGGCATCGGCAAAGCTCGAACTTGCAGAATCATCAAACGTTGATATCCCACCGGATAAACCGAAATTCAGGCTGCGCAAACTGTTGAAAGTTCTAATTGCAACTTTCGAGGGAGAATCGCCATCTTGATTCGTATTATGGAAACAGCCGAGCAGGCTTTTGCATGGGTTCCGGATGTCGGTCGACTGAAGGAGATCAGCCGGACCCAGAAGGGCAAGATCCTCCTAGTGGAGGGCCTGCATCCAATGGTCACGGATCCGGTCAATAGGGGCCACGGTGCCAGGGAGTGGACAAAAGGGCAGGTGATGAAGTCTACCTATACCGCCATTGGCAAAGGGCTAAACATCCATCATGTCCTTCGCCTGAATCCTGCTTACCAGCACGTCGTGCTAGATGGCGAATTCAACGATCTGACAGAGACGGCCGAGTATGTCGTCTATGAAGAGGACCCAGAGATCCTCCGGCTGATTCGGGAAGAGTATATCACGAAAGTCTCGATGCAGGGGGATCCAAGGCGAAACCCGGTTAAGTGCGACAAGTGCGGGACTTCTGAATGCCGGTGCAGGGAAGTGCCCGAAGGCGTGATCTTTGGATCATCGCTGAACGAGTCCATGGCTTATGTCATCACGAAGGATGATGCCACGTACTATGGCAAGCCGATTCCAAAAGCTCCACCAGGCGACTGGAATACGTCTGTCAGGATCGTGGAGACAAATAACGTGATGGAAACCGTCTATGCAAGATATCCACAGCTGCGCGAAGCGTCTGACTGCATACAAGCCTGCATCGAGGGCAAGGTCGCCGCTGGAAAAGAAATCGACGATCAGGCTCTTGCCATCTGCTATTCGGAATGCGGTGCCAAGGAGATTAGTTCTAATACAAATAATCCGCTAACCAAGCCTGAATTGACTGCAATAACACGCGAAAATCTTGCAGAAATGGTTGGCAAGTATCAGCCAAAGGTGAAGGAAGCGATTTTGAAGGCAGACACTCTTCTGAAGGAGAACAACCTCAAGGAGTTTAATGAGGCACTGGCAAAAGGCGATGCTTTCACGGCATCAATGATTCTCCAGCAAAATAGTTCATCTGAACCGCCAGCGGTAGACGCGGCCAAAATAGCGGAGCAGGTGGATGTCAAGATCAAGGAGACAGTCGGCCCCATTCTGAAAGAAGTCGCCGAGCTCAAGACACTGAAGGATTCAATGGGCAACCTTAGCAAGCAGGTACAGGAAACCGCGACGGAAATGCAAGCTATAAAGAGCAAATCAACTGCATCGGTGCAGGAAACAAACACCCAACCGGCACAGAAGCCAAAAGAATACACCGTCGAGCAGGCCAGGCAGATCCTCCAAGCGCACATTCGTTGATCGATCGTGAGTTCTATTGACTGATTGTCCGACCTGCGGCCATACGCTTGATATCGTACTTGCCATTTCGGCAGAGGACATGAGGAGCCTCCGGCCTAACGCCATGGACTTTGTGGACATGGGCAAGGTTCGCAAGATGGTGAACAAGAACATTATTGTCGACATGGGATTTTGTTCTTATGGTCACGGCCTTGTCAAGTTGAAACCAGAGAATGCCAACGTCTGAACAGAAGAAATATGAAAAAGAAGCGCTGGAAAGGCTAGACCGAGACGACGCGGCTGCACAGAAAGCCGAGAAAAAAGAGAAAGACAAGAAAGAGCCAGCGGTCAAAACCATCTATCACTGCCCCGTCTGCAGCGGCGTTGTAGAAACAGAAGGCATGTGCGATTCCTGCAAAGGGGTTTATCCGGAGCCCACAGCATCAAAACGCGTATTCTAAGTAGTTCTCTTTTCTCGATTTCTTTCTTGCAAGCATAGAACGACAAAGTGCCAACAGAATCATATTCGAACATTCAGGAAGGCGCACTGACAAAAGGCGCAATTGTTGAGGAGTTTGTCGCGTCGGCAGCCATCCTTCTTTGGTCGCCAGTCATAACGGCGGCGGTTGGCACCAACGAGACAATGCCTAGAGTGGCACCGAACGCATCGCTGGGACAGGAAACTGTGATAGGCGTGGCGGTTGGGCCCAAGAGGTCTTCGGGCAAAGCGGCTGATGCAGCTGGCGACTCTGTGCAGGTTTGCATATGGGGCCTAGCCAAATGCAGGGTGGACGGCAACGCAGCCAACATCTCCATCGGGGATGTCCTGCAGACGGGCGCGACTGGAGCGAACGGTGACGCTGAAAAGCTCGCACCCTATGACGCTCCGGCAACCGTGAACGAAGCGAACTTGCAGGCAGAGTTTGACCTGAAGGCGAACAAGGGCTTTGCAAAAGCTCTAAAGGCGTCAACAGTGGACGGCGATATTATTCCTGTGATAGTTGGCCTCGGCCAGGGGTTGGTCTAATTGAACATTGGACGCAGCCTCCTCTACAGCGACGAGCTGGATGAGATAAAGCACCTCCGCGAAACGCTGTACAACTCCAACGTGGATCCAGCCGATTTCATCAGGAAGATCCCGCTGGCAGCAATAGTCAAGGACTTTGAAAGCAACAAGGTCCGCTCGGAGATCCCCGGCCTGAGATCAGTATTCCCTCAGCTGAAGGAAACTGTGGCAATCACGACAGCGCTCGCGCAGCTAAAGATAGCAGACACGGTGCTTGAAGGAGCGGAGCCGTACGGCTACTGGAAGGATGTCTGGCGAGTTGAAATGATGGACACGCCCAAACTGTCCGTCCCCAAGTCGACAAGCTCGGACCTAGTGCCATCGCTTGAAGACATCAAGGGCACTGACGGAACACCGGCAAAAATAGAGGGTGGGCAGTTCACCAGCATAGACTTTGACTGCTCTGATGACAAGGGCTACTACAGAGTAGCAGCCCAGATAAAGCGCAACTGGCTCAAGGACAACAACTTCCGAGCGATTGAAACTCACCTGAAGCAGCTTGGCGAGGCATGGTACTACAGGCTGGGCGGATTCCTGTTCACAGCACATGCAGCAGGCGTGACGGTGAGCACCGACACAAAGGCCAACCTGGACGGCGTGAGCAACACATTCCTCGAAGCGCTGATCAACATGGTAGAAGCAAAAATACCGGCAAACAGGTTCACTCCGGACACCATAATCATGCACCCCAATGACGCGTACGCGACAAAGGTGGAGCAGTGGGGAACGGCAGGACCAATCCCGCTCGTAAGCAACCAGTACTTTGACAGGAATGCCACCAACGTGAACAACTCGGGCTTTGCAGCAGTGACAGGCGTCAAGAATGTCTGGATCACGCCATGGGCCACGGAGAACACCGTGCTTTGCTTCCAGAAGGAGAAGGGCTTCATCATAGGCCTCAGACAGGATCTAGAGTTCGAGGACTTTGACGACAACCTGATGGGCCTGCAGGGCGCAGTAACATCCATGAGGATCGACAAGCAGATAGGCTACGAAACCTCCAACTACAAAGCCACGTCGTTCTGAGACTGGCTAGTTCTCTTTTCTCTTTTCTCTTTTTGTTCATTCAGACATGGGCTACTTTTCACTCTATGACCTTCGCGAAGGCATCGGCCTTGACAGGAATGACGGACACAAGGACAGCATCCTTTATTCGCTTGGAAAAAAGGCCGACTCTGCTGTTGGCAACGATACCAACGCCTCCAATGTCTATGCCCTGATGCTGTATTTTGCCGGGCCCGGGGATGATCCCAAGAAAGCGGCATTTTACAAATCGCTGATTGCGGATAGCATCACAGATACCACGGGCTTGGCCAAGACAACCGGCAACATCAACAAGTTGGATGGCTGAATAGTTTCCATTTACTGGCATTTCCCTCCACATTTTATGAAGGGCATAATCACGCACAGGATCGGCAACGATTACCTTGTCAGGCTTTCAAAGGTGCAGATACGGGCACTCATCGCAAAGGGACACAAGATCTTTGTCGCACAGAACCGCGTCGGCAGGTACGGCAAGACGGCCATCCGCTCGCTCGCAGATGAAACGACTGCCAACAACCTGGCAAAGCTTCCCAAAGTGAAACGGTAAATGAACGGTGGAATACTCCTGTCGCTGGCATGGCAACTGGCTGTACTGATAGCGGTATGGTTGATCTTGAAGGTGTTATCGATCAGCAACCGGTGGCTGGACTTGGTCTTTGTAATATTGGGCATCATCATTGTGGCGAGTGCGCTATATTCAGCGGGCAAGTTAAACCGAACTAAATGATCCACTGCTGAATTCAGATAATAATCATGATAATTCTTAGTTTCTAACTTTCCAGCTCTTGTCATGTGCCAATAGTCAGTAGTGACATTACACGGCGTTATTCCGGCGGCGCAGGCAACACGGATCCCCTTGCTTCGCTCGGGGGCGCAAAAAGTTCCACGGCAATTCCCAATAACACATTGAACGCCGTCTGGCCGGACTTTACCGGCCAGGAGAGCAATGACGGGATCACCAGATATCGGTGCTTTTACATCCATAATGCTCACGGCTCGCTGACTGCCAAGAACGGCAAGCTGTATTTTAACAGTCAGCCCGCAAATGCTGGTGTTAGCGTTGAGGCGGGCGCAGGAACCTCTGCAGTCAACGGGACAGAGCAGACAATAGCCAACGAAACGACTGCGCCTTCCGGCGTGACTTTCAACGCTTACAATTCTGGCACCAAGCTCTCGCTTGCAAACATCCCAGCAGGGCAGCACAAGGCCATCTGGCTAAAGCTGACAACCGATCCGGGTGCCTCTGCGAAGGATCTGGACCAATACGAGCTGTTCATCGACGTGGACACCAACGAGTGATAGTGAATGTCTGATTATACCCAGGTCGTTGAAGCAACGAGCAACTCAACGCCCGATGCGCCAGACACTTTTATCGACATCACCGCGCCAGCGAGCACCAGCGTCACCTTGAAAGAAGTCGGTGTCTATACAAAGGATGCAGCCAAGGATGACACCGTTACAGTCTACATCTACAGGCAGGCCACCAGCGGTTCAGGATCTGCAGCCGGATCGCCAAAAGCAACTCGTCCTCTTGCCCCTGCAGCTGTCGCCACAACGAAAATAAAAAACGGTACAACACCCTTCGCTCTGGGCGGCACCCAAACTCTGATCAGGCAGTTCAATTTCAATGGCCGTACGCCTTTTGTCATGCCGGTGGATATTGAAAGCGCATCTGCAGGCATAATCAGCATAGTAGTGGCAAGGACTGATGCGTCACTCAAAACAACCGTCGAGGCGAGATGGTCTGAATAATGGTCGAAAAGGAACTCCACGATCACAAATTCACAGTCACAACTTTTGAAGAGGCAGAGCGAGAATTACACGCCCTAAAGGAAGCGGCACACCAGGAAGGGGCGGAATTCAAATCGTTTCAGGCAACATTCTACATGAGCATTCTGGTCGAGAAGAAGAATGCCAATCAGTAGTGAAGAGCCCCGCGAGCTCTTAAAGACCGTTGTAAAATGGGACCAGAGTAACCGCTACGGTCCCCACAATCAGTATTTCCCCAAGGGCAGGATCATCATGGTCAACGAAGACGGGAGCGAAACGCAGGTCACTCCCGTTCCTGGCTACGCGCACATCACAGACCTTCTTGATGTTCACTTTTCCGGCCAAGCGGATGGCGATCTAATCCAGTACTACACCGCAAGCTCGGGCTGGGTTAATCAACCGTATCTGGACATGAGGGCGATCTCTGCTCCTGCAAATCCCTCTGCCACATTTGGCCGATTCTATGTCAAGACGATCGACTCGAATAATGAGGGTATATTTTGCAAAATCAAACGGAATGGAAGTTTCGTTGAGGTGAGACTGCTTTGACGCTCGAGTATGCAATGGCAGGCATAACGTTCGGCACTTCCTCCGACACCAAGCCAGCTAATGTGGAAGACAACGCAATCTTTATCGAAACAAACACTCTCAAAATATACCTGAAGGTTAGCGGCACTTATCTGGAGATGCTCCAATGACAGTCGCCTACCTTGGTGCAGGGATCCATGTCGGGACCTCGAGCGATACAAAGCCGTCCAACGTACCCGAAAACTCGCTCTTTATCGAAACCAATACTTTAACGCTCTGGATTCTTTTGAGCGGCGTATGGAAGGTTTTTCCCGGTGGCCTTGACGCTTACACGGCTCTCAACACCGCCACGTTCGATGAGGCACCGGAGGAATTCACTTCTAACATTACTGGGTCTTTCAGCGAAACTCCGGAGGATGAAATAACATGCAACGCAACAGCGACATTTTCAGAGTAACTCCAAGCGCTGGCCGTGATCCGCGGCTGCGGTTGCTGATTGATAAGCTTGGCCACAACGACGCGATGAAGGAATGGTATTGCGGCACCCCTGACGTCACTGACAAAAGGCTGGAAAGCATTCTTGCCGTGCACAAACTTGCTTCTAACAAGCACCCCAAACCTGCCCGTTACGGGGAATTGTTCGATCTGTTGAAAAACGATTTCCATGTCGGCTGCTGCATACCTTATTTCACAGAATACATCCATGATGTAAAAGGTGAATTACTGGAGTGTACACCAAAATTCAGCAACTCTTTCATTCAATATATGGCGGGTTGCCTACAGCAACTTCTCGACAGTGGCTCAACCGTCAGCATGGACGACACTGGCGGAACTACGAGGTCTGTCACTTCTGCTTCGAGCAGCAATCTTGATGGCGACGTTATAGCTGCTAACGCAGATAACAGCTACGGCACTGTTTGGGGCACTGGCACCAATAATGAAGCAGTCGCAGACAAAAAATTGCAGACGATCATTGCGCATGGCAACAGCACGCTAAACTATGGCGCCTGTTCTGTTGGCAACTTTGCTGCGGGTTCGACTAGCGCTACAGTGACGATCACAAGGACGGGCACAAACGGCACCGGCGGGATCACCGTTGAAGAAAGAGGCGTCTATATACGAATGCAACAAAGCTCTGCTTGGAAGTTTGGCATAATTCGAGATAAGGCCCAAAAAGTGATCAGCGCAGGCAATTCCATAACCACCGTTTACACCCTGGACTTTGCGAACTAGGCATGGTAACAACAGCCCAGAAAGTCGCAGCGGTCAATGGTTCGCGCTGTTCTGGCTATCCATTTCTGAACAACACTGTCGGCTCCGTCTCAGTGAGATCTGCCTTGCTGCCGCCAAAGCCAACGGTCAGAAAATATCCCATCATGATCAGAAGATATGATGCCTGGAAGACCGTGCCCAAACTCACGACGATCACGGCATCGTTTATCGATAAGTGGAATCAGCTTCTACGCGTGCAGAAGCAAATCGCGGACATCTGGAACCAGCTGGAGACTCGCATTGTAGAGTTCATCGACATCTGGAACCAGATCGGTCCCATCAGGGCGATCTTTACGGACAAATGGCTACAGGCAGGGTTTGTCCAGAAATCAATCACGGATAAGTGGAACCAGCTGGTAATTGTCAACGCGCCTTTCACGGACAAGTGGAATCAGCTGGTGCGAATCCGGGCAGCAATCCCTGATACTTGGAACCAGATCGCCACAATTCTGGCCACCTACACAGACAAATGGAACCAGCTTGCCAACGTATCATCGGCTTCCTTTACCGACAGATGGAATCAAGTCACAACAATCCGTTCAACCTTTGTCGATTCATGGAATCAACTCGTCACATTTAGCGCAACCTTTACAGATTCCTGGGTGCAGTTCGGCGTTATCAGGGCGACGTTCACTGACATCTGGAACCAGATCGGCCCGGTGCGCACAATATTCACGGACAAGTGGAGACAGATAAAGAGCAAGCGCAGAACTGTGATCACTCCAAGAGCGCACAAACCACCGCGAGGGCTCGAAGCCACACAGGCAAAGAACGTCGAGCCCGCTGCAATGCCTGACAAGACAAAGCTCGAGCAGGACGGCGGCGCATAGTTCCTAAGTTTTGACGAAAGAGAATTTGTTTGTATTATGGAAGTTCCGGAGCTCATCATTTCCAAAGGAAGTGTTGCTAGGGAATACGAATTCCCGCTCAGAGACGAAGAAGGTCAGGAGAGGGACATCACCGGCCAGATAGTCAGGATCGTCATGGCCGATCACTGGAACAGGAAGGTCTACTTTAACCTGGAAGCCGATCACATCACCGAGAATCCTGCTCGGGTAAAGATAACACCGGAGGCAGCCGATATCCCCGCCGAAGGCTTTTACGATGTTTTTGCAATCATTGGCGAAGAGTCTGGACCAGATGTTGTTTATGCGGAGCCATACAAAGTATTCAATGGCTACGTTCAAGGCATACCGGTGGTTGATCTTAGCCCATGATCTCCCAGCCAGAGGATCTCCGACGTCTGTTTGGTCCTCTTGACAGTGAAATTAGTGATGGCGCAGTCGGCGCTGCACTGGCCTACGCAGCAAAACAGATCCAGCAAATGTCCGGCAAATCATGGGATGGAAGGATAGAGCGGGAGTATATCGGCACGTCGGATGGCAAGACTACAGATTTTCTTACAGGCCTCGCGCCGGTACTTGATGGGCAGCAGACTGCCGAAGGCGAGATCACAGACGTTTCCAGCGATGTGACCATTGAAACCAGGGATATCGGAGGGAGCAGCTATTCCACAGTTTCTACTGGCACCTATGCCCTGAAGGGCGAGAAAGGCCACATCATCTTCAGTACAATTCCAGCTGAAGGAAAGGAGATCTTTGCCACCTATTTTTACGACAGGTTCAAGATCATCTTTGTTGAATCCGCCCTCGCAGCATCGAGACTTTTCGCCAATTCGCCCAACGGAATAAACAGATCAACTGAAATCTACAATGAATTTGTGCAGGCCATGTCGGGAGCTCCTTTCTATCTAAAGCTCGTTCCGAGAACTCCGCCAATGGCTAGGGTGTTTCCTTAGTTGCCTCTTGTCGCGCCAATGAAGGGCGTGTTCGATGATCTGAAGGATCTGTTTGACAATTACGACTGGCAGAAGAATCTGCGCGTTGAAAGTGGCACTGGGACCAGAGGCCTGATTCCAAAAACGCTGTCAGCGACTCAAGTGCAGGATAAAGCAGTGACCGATGATGCCTACGTGATCACGACGGCCCTGCCAAGGGGAATCGAAAGGCAGTCAGGCACAATCGCCTTGCGAGCCAGGATCTATGTGTCGATCCTCTGCTTTTCGCGCTCACTCGAAAATGCCTCTGCAATGGCTGATGCCGTCTGGACGATACTCTTTGCAAAAGATGATAGCGACGGTGACAGGAATTACATTTCAGGACACTTCAACACGATTAGGCAGGTGATACCGGCCACGTTCAACATCCTGACACCTGTAAAGCAGTCAAACGGCTACTGGTCAGTCAATGTCAACTTTGAAGCTGAAACACAGCAGAGCAACACAAATTGAGCATCAAAGTAGAAATTGACGGACTTGACGAGGCCTTGGCTACACTGGATCTGCTGGAGAGCGAAGGCTTCATGCTGTCAATCACCGATGCTCCCTTGGATGTGGTAGTGGCTGATGGCTTCGTGTACCTTCAGAACATCGCGCCTGTTGACACCGGCTACCTGCGATCACAGCTCATCCCAGAAAAGCCTGACGAGTTCACTCACACAATAACAAGCAGAGCACCGTATTCCTACTTTGTCGAAGTCGGCCATCTTACGCGGTCAGGATCCTTCGTACCAGGACAATTCTTCATGCTCCGGACTCGGGATCACATTATCGGCACGATCAACTCCAGCGAATTCATTGAAATGGCTGTTGGCGAGCTTGTCATACGCATAGTTTGAATAGTTCCTAATTCTCGCCTTTTTCAACTTCCCATCAGATCAGCTTGAGCAGCAATTTTGGAAACGTCTTTCGCGCTTACTATGAGACGGAAACAACGCCTGGCACTATGAAACCAAACCCGGCATTGAAAGACTTGGGGCCGGTCACACTGATGGACCCTGATCCTGGACCAGAGATCGAAGAGATCACCGCGTCCGGCGTACTTGATTATTATAATCTTCCGCAGGTCGCTTTAAGCCCAAGCGCAAAGCTCGGGTTCCTTGTTCCTCTAGTGGCGCCGTTAGTTGCACTCATTTCTGCCGATCAATATTTTTCACTGGTGCTGGCCGACGCGGCCACCGGTTCGCCGACGAAATATGTCCAGTTGCTCGGCTCCAAGGTAGACAGGATGCGATTCAATGCCGACAACCCTGGCACGCCGAAGATCGAGTGGGATGTCGAATCGCTCGACACCAACGTGAACGCGCCAACTCTCGGAAGCGGCGGATTCACTACGCCAGGGAACCTTTACACCGATAACCTGACTTCAAAGAACCTGACACTTTCAAAGAATGGCTCGACTATTTCCGACTGGGAGAAATCCTCCTTCACTATCGAGAACAACCTTGACAAGGAGCGCAGAAATCCAAGCACAGGAAAGCGGAGGGCTCTGCCTAGGACGAACCGCACCAATGAATGGAGCTATACAAGGGATGTCCTCACGGGCGATACATTTGACGAATACAGCGCCAAGATAGCAGGCACACCATTTACTTCGCTCAAGTTCCTGCTGACGAACTTAAGTGGCGGCTTGATGTGGTCTGTGACCTTCAACAACTGCATGTACAAGAAGGGTGGTAAGCATGATCTGGCTGGCATCAACAAGAGTGCCCTGACGAAGGAACTTCGGGGCTCCGGCAAGACCCTGACATACGGGACGAGTTAGATTGATTGTGATCGACAATGCTAGAAAATGAAAAGACTATCAAACTACCGATCTGCGAAAAGGAAGTAAAAATAAAACGGCTCAACGGCGGCCAGCTTGAAGACGCATTCTCCATCGCGAGGCAGCAGCCATTGTATTATGACAAGGAACTGTATTTTTACATGTACTTCTACGGCAGCGGTGGCGACAATATCGACGAGGCTCGCAAGTTCTACTTTGGCCTAGACATCGATGACTTTACTTATCTAAAGATGGAGGTCGACAACATCAATGGAGCCAGCCCTTTTTTAGAGACGTATCTAGGGCAGTCCAAAACGGGACGCTTGGGGAAGGCGAGCGCCTCTTCAGCATCGGCTTCTACTTCCAGCTCTACCAGCAGCACGGCTTCAGATGGGAAGAAATGCTAGCCGAGCCAGCTCTGATCCTGCTTGTCGCACGCGCAGGGTGGCTTGCACGCATTGAGGCCGATAAAATTCTTAGAGAATCTTTGGAGAAGAAAGAATAATGTCATCAGGCCCGGATATTCCAGTCACATTAAGGCTCACGAGGATCCAGGACGGCAGCTCATTTTCAGAAACCCGCGATGCTCTCGCAGGCCTGTCGCAGGGCCTGCAGGACAGCAGCCGATCCGCCCTGACCGAAAGGGAGTCGCTCCTCTCAAGGAGAAGCGCCATCCAGGAGAACGTCAGGGTCCAGAGGCTATTTCGCAATGAATTCAGGGAGCAGCACGAGCTCTTCCTTACTTCCACAAGACTTGTGGGTCAGGTCGGTAACGCATTCCTAAAAATCAACCAGATCTACGTCAACCACAACCTCTTACAACAGCGACAGACTGAACTTGACGAGCGTTTGCGAATTGCAAAGGAAAAGCTGGCCGTAGCCATCAGAGATGGAGGGACGGAAACGTTAGCGTCCCAAAGCGCGCAGGCGAATGTCAACCGGCTGTTGAATGATCAGGCGAACCTGGCTCATGAAGCCACCGTGCAGTACATCACCATGGGCGTGGCGGCATCCAGCGTCACCGGAGATATCGCCCAGGCAATACAGACGGCGGCATATGCAGGCTTTCTTCTAAGAGAACGCGGAGGCATTTCTGGAGTACTCAGTCGCGCATTTGGAAGAGGGCCCGGAGCAGCGCCATTGGTGGGTTCTGCAACTCCACTCGGAGGAGTTTCGCGGGAAATACCGGCAGCGGCAGGCGGCGGGTTTTCGGCTTTGTTGTCTGCTATCGCTGCGCCAGCTGCAGCATTTGTAGCCGGTGCGATAGGAGGTCTTTCGCTGCAAGAAGCTGGACTCGGAGCACCACGCGAAGCCGGGAGAGGATTTCTTGAGGAAAATGCTCCCTGGCTGGATCCCCGAACCTGGTTTGGTCTACAACCAGAATCTAGCGGTGGCGGTGACATGATCGTCCAAGGCAATGTCATCGTCTATCCACAGGGCGCAAGGTCGGGCGAAATAATTGAGCAAGTGACAAGAAGCACGCGCACTAGGCAAAGGGTGACACCTCCGCCGACATGACCGTCGACCTTGTCACTTTCAAGCTAAAGCACGTATTCACCGATCAAACATTCTACATCATCGACAAGTCCAACTATGGTGGCCTGGAAGTTCACTATGGCTGCGGAGATCATCAGTCACCGTTCTCTGTAGTCTTGGATGCAAATACCGACGATCTCTTGGACAGCACAAGCCCCAACGGCTGGATATTCCAAGGGGGCGATGAGGTGAAGTTCCTACTCGAAACGCCAGATGATACGGAAGGCCCCGGAACAATCTATGATGGCATGATCCTCGATGTTGAGCCCATCGTGAGTCAGAAAAAAGGTCGACTGCTCAGGCTGTCGGGCGTGAACTTTGGCGACTTTTGGGGCTATGGAAGCGTCTTCGAAAAGAACTATAAAGACAAGCCCCAGGAGGCGAGCAAAGTGCTGACGGAAGCAATCGCAAGCATCCATCCCGATATCACCGTTCCGGTAGTCGAGGATCTGCAGTTACTGATTGGGCAGTCCGCAGGAAGCGACCCTCTGATAAGGATGATTTTTGAAGCAGCCTATTCTGGCAGGGCGCTCTATGAAATTTGTTCGGCACTTGGTCTTGAGTACTCCTTTGTAGCCGGACTTAACATTCCGAAATATTTCCGGCTCACGCCAATTCTCGATCCGCCGGTAAACAGTACTTTGATTATAACTGAAGCCGATGTCATAGGCACAGCACGCTTCAAGTGGACGGATGACGGCTACCACTTTGACGAAGTCTATGTTCATACGGCGCAAAAGATGTATGCGCCCAACACCACCACGCCAACGGGCGCGGTATTCTGTGGAGACAAAAAGTTCTGGGAAGCACGCCAGCTGCTCGAGGACGATCAAACACCAACAGATGTCATATTGCCTAATTTTGTTCATGACGGTCCCGTGATATCTGGATGCCTTGCAGGGATGGCTTTCGGCTGGAACGCGCCGTCAGATCCTGGCAGCAAAAACAAAGTGGCGCTAACTATGAGAGGCGGGACTCTCCAAAATGATGATGGTACAAAGCTTGCCGAGAGTATGCTCGGCCTGATCGAAAACCACTGGGATGTCATGGAGCTTGGCATCATAAACAACTTCAGCCTGCAACGCTTTCAGATAAGACTCAACCATGGCAAGAACGGCAGCGGGGGCTACTGGATATCAAACAACCTCGCCAACATTGACGCACTTGCAAAGGGTCCGCTCCAAAAGCTGAAAATGAATATGCCAACCAGGGATGAGGCTGGAGCGGAGTGGACAAGAGTTGGGTCGCCGACTCTGGTGGATGAAGTCCAATTCATTGTCAAGGGCAACTTTGCAGCTGACTTGGCGCTCTTTCCAGATCCGACGATAATCAGTTACCTGCATTTTTACAGGACACCCCGGTCAAGGTCCGTGAGCACAGAAAGCAAGCCGCGGGTGCTGATAAGGATTGACCGGAGGCTTGGAAGTCAAAGTGATATCGACATCTTGCGGACGGCTGAACAGAATCGCGTCAGAGACAGCGCGCTGGTCGGGACCATTATGGTCGATGGCAGCTTGCTATACGCGGGATCAACATCTGGCAATGCAAACAGGATGCTTCTGGTTCCTGGGGACGGAGTCGTCCTCAATATTCCACACTATGGCCTTTTTAACACAATTGCAAGAGTAGATCACATCGTCCACCAAGCAGTCAACGGCCGGTGGCTGGCCACCATCGCTTTCGGGCCATTTGCACACGAGGACCCCTTTGATCTCTATCATTCACTTAACGAATTGCTTGGCGAAGTTGACGAGGAAGGGGGAGACCAGGTTTCATGAGAGATCGCCGGAACATCAACGTCGTGCAGCGATCCAATCCTCCAGAATACGATCCATTCGACACGGCATATTTGATAACAGGGGCGGGTACAACTGGAGAGACTCCGCCAGCGCCGCCGCCCGCGCCGCCTCCTCCGCCTTCTGGGGCTGGTGTAATGTATGAGCCATTCAACGTTCCAGTCAATTTGGCCATAAATATCATCCTCGATGCAGCAGGCAATCCATGGAGAAATCCGACAACTGTTAGCGTGGTTGTGAAGGAGGCGAACCACGATGAAAGCGCATATTGGGACGTTTTTAGCAAGACGCCAATAAAGCCTAATGCATCTATTCCAGTCCGCCTTTGGAAAGAACGTAAACACGAGATAAGAAGCAGCACGACTTTTTCCGGTGGTGGCCAGAGATTGACTGCAGAAGTTTATCTGCCGGTTCCCAATTCCGTGCCGCTACGATACAGCTGGCGCACGAAATCCTTTGAATTGGATGGTGATGTCAGCCAATATGTTGAAAGTGCCAGCCTTAACTATACTTCAGTTTACCAGGTGGACTATACGTATGTGATGATACCATGAGCGTGAGTGAATGAATAAATGGTAATACAAATAGAAGAATGGACATTTGGCAAGGACCTCCGCCTGGCATTTCCAGACGATAACTATCCCGATGATGCTGCAGAGTCTGCACCAACATTTTACGCATTCCATCCTGGCGTCGAAGTAGGAAGCCTTGGCCGCTACTGGATGTTTCCAACGGGATCAACTATCGGAGGACAGGGGGTGCAGGGCTTTGATGAAGGATTGCTAACCTTCTGGACTCTCGTACGTACATTTAACGGTGCCATATGCAGAGTTGCCTTCCGGCGGACAACTGCGCTTACCAATGCCACATCCTTTCCATCAGCGGACCTGACGGCGTACGTGCTTTCATTCACCGGCTACGTCGGCGGCAGACTCACAGTTGAGCGCTGGAACATCGGAGCCGTTGCTGAAACCTTGTTAAACATCCCATTCCCTGCGGGATTCAGCCCCGGTGACCTTTGGTGCCAGCATCGAATAAGGTGGTATGTCGAGAGCGGAGCTCTGAAAATAACATATGAAAATCGCAGGAGCGCATCCAATCCGTTTAGACAGGTCGGGCCGATAGTAAGTGATGCCACGAATTCATTCACAAGTCCAACCAACAAGATCGGCTTTTATCTCGGACCTAATTTGCGCCTTGAGGGCATCAGGCTTAGCCCGAATGTCTAATAATTCTATTCTTGCAAAATCCAATCCAAAGAACGAGTTGGCGACTTTCCAAACTGCTGCCGTCGACCCGCGGAACCCGAACAAGGCAGGCCTGCAAGTCGGCAACACCTATCCTCTGAAAATTGTCGACCTTGGCCGCAAGGGCGACGGAGTTGGCTACATTGACGGTATGGTAATATTTGTAAAGGGCGCCAGTATGGGCGACGATCTGCGTGTCAAAATCATCCAGATCCGGCACAACTGCGCCATTGCAATAAAAGACGACGGAGAGACGGGGGAATGACGGTGGCTTTTCAGGTGCTTTGTTGGCAGCTGTATTTTGCTTATTTGAAGTTGTTTAGGGAACTGGAAGCGATATATTGCTTGTATTGGAGAGGAGCTTGTGTTGAGCGTTGAGCGTAGAGACGAGTCTTGGTCAAGAGATAGCGATTGCGCTGATAGGCATCGGAGTCGCAATTGCCGGGTCGATCCTTACGTTCATCTTAACGACAAAGACGAGGCTGGCCGTGATTGAATCGAAGCTGGCGCAAGGGATGAAGGAGCTGGAAGAAGACACCGATGTCAGCATCCAGACTGGTAAAGTACTAGTAGAATCGACCACAATATTAAAGGAGCATCAAAAGCTACTAGATATCACGATCCCCATTATCTACGAGCACAAGAGTAGCATTGCCAGGCTCGAAGAGCAGGTCAAGCTCCTCCAGCAGGCCATGGCCCGGCTCGAAGAGCAGACCAGGCACCGCTAGATAATTCGCTTTTACAGAAGATTTTACCAGAAACGCATGGCAAGCAAGTTGATTCTCGTTGTGATGGCGGCGCTCTTCGCTTCCAGCATAGCGGGATTAGTGACCATACAAGTCTACGCTCAGACAACAGAACCGGACGTCGTTAATTCAACACAAGCGCTCCTCGGATCGCTGGCCGCCTTTGCGGGATCCCTCGGCATCATCTTTGGCGTGATCGCCCCATGGGTTAAAAGATGGAACGCAAAGCTTGGTGAAGGGATGGAAACTGTGGGCACGGATGCCATGAAGGTGAACCACTATCTGCTGACACTGCAAGAGGAAGTCAAAAAGAACAAGGCAAACTACGGCATATTGAAGGAGATCGTGCTAAGCAGCGCACACGCAACTCCCGAGCAAAGGGCAGCTGTAGAGGCAGCTGAAAAGAAGATTGCAGATGTGGAAACCAAGATAGAAAATGAGACGAACTATCAGAGAGATCAGCTTGAAAAGCTGGCAGCCGTCATTCCATCAAAGCCGCTCTCTGAAGGCGAAATCGCAGAAGAAGCCAGACTATAGTTCTCTTTTCTTCTCCCTCTTTTTTCATTTTCAATTGATCTATTATGAGCATCGATGAAACGACGGTTCCACTCGCAGGCGACTTTGACATACTTCTAAACGGCACGGACAGTGCAGGGAACATATTGAGCGGAAGTGCAAAAGTTAAGGTGCGCAAGCCGGACACCGAACCGCCAGCAGTCTCAATCAATTCACCAAGCCAAAACCAGAATGTGATGACGAAGGACTTCAAGGTGGATGGGCTGGCTAGCGACAATGTGATCGTGTCGACTGTTCTTGTCTCTCTAGACGGCCAAGCCTATCAGGAAGCGACTCTCGTCACAGGTGCATGGTCACTTCAGTTGACGAATTTGTCCTATGGCCCGCATTATGTCGAAGTTGTCTCTATAGATGGAAAGGGAAACACATCTGCTAAAGTGCATCGTGACTTTCTGGTCTCTGTTGCACAGCCGTCTGGGCTTCCGTTCATGTTTGGCACGAACAAACTCGTTGCGCCACTGTCGACAATTACGACTCAAGATAAGCTTCTGAAATTTGGGAAGGACAATGGCTTCGACCTGATGAGAGTCAGAGTCTATCGTTCGAGTCATCAAGTAAATCCAGCTCTTGTCAATGCACAGATCAAAGCGACTGCTGACGCAGCTGACAAGTATGGAATTAAAGTGATCTGGACTTTCATGCAATACCAGTATTCGCCCTATTTCAATAACTTCAAGTATGACAGTGAAGACGTCATCATCGGCAAAGGCTCAGGCTTCCCCGCCGACATGGTTCAGGGTCTGATCGGCACTCAGAATCTGACTACACGAACTCTTCAGAATCAAGCAAAGAAGTTGTTCTTGCGAAAGCTCTATGACAATGCAGGCACTTACAATGGAAAGGCTCTCTGGGATGACTATGCCGACTGGATGATCAGCATCTTCGTGAATCCTCTGAAAGACAGGCCAAGCACATTCGGCTATGAGATCGCCAACGAACCCGAGATCGTTCTGTTCGCTGACTACGATAAGCTAAGAAAGATGCAGGAGCACATCGGGAACAAGATCGTTGCCATTGACACAGATGCAAGGATAATTGCCGATAACGTCTATCTGGGTCTGTATTCTGACACGACCGTCACGAAACCCGCGTTCTATTCGACGGCAGCTGTGCCGAGAGCTCTTCCAACTCTGACGAACGGCAGGACAGTCTACGGGCCACACTTCTATCAGAAAGTCTGGGCGGACAACGACTATGCCTATAATTTCGGTCAAGTGCAAAAGATTGCAGCTCTTCGATGGGATGAAGCTACATCGAAAACTGTCGCACTTGCCACACCAAGAGAAGTCATTCTCGGGGAATGGGATGTCGAGACTTGGCCAGCAGACCCGATACAGATGACCAAGATGAGGGACTCAGCTAAGGCATACGGATTCGCAGGAATGTGCCATTATGGCTTTGACAGTAGTGACATGAGTCACTCGTGCTTTGATAGCAGCTACAACCCAACGACCACCAGGAACGTCTGGCCTGCTATGTTGCAAGTCCTGGGACATGCGCAGGTCGGCTCGCCAAAATAACAATCAATGACAATACTCCAGCAGCATCTACATTTTCACCAGAAGCATACAGTCCGCTGCCGACGCTGTGGCTGCTATCTACTGAAAGTTGCCAATCACTCACGGCTACACGCTAGCGGCGAAAAAAAGGCCGTTTATAGCTGCATGAATTGCGGCCACAAGTTTGTTTGTTGTGCGAAAGACAGAAAGATTAGCATTACTGAAAAAATATATCGTGCAAAGTACAGGCTACAAGAGCTTGAGGCGATGCGAAAGAGAATATGATCTCTCTAGTTTTATCAATCTGTCTTCTCCTTGGGTTCATTCTTGTTCTCTATCACAGCCAAGAGAGGCCAGAATCGCATTATGATTTCATGTCAGAAGATGCCCGCGATGCCTATGTCAAGCATCTTGCCCAGAACGGAATGCTGGATTTCCAGTGTAACTGTACTTCGGCTATCGGCTTGGCTACCTGGCAGGAATAAGATGCACTTTAATTCCTTTTTACAATTGCCTTCGACCCGAAAGACATGGCAAGATTGGTTGACGGTATCACCGTGATGACAGAACAAGAGATTGAAGCCCAGACAGGCCTGCAGCTGGAAAACCTCCAGAACCCCAGGAGCAAGCAGTTTAACGTAGATCATGCTGCGGTAGTGGTCAAGAACCTGCTTGGATGGCAGACCTGGACCCAGAACGGAAAGGAAGTACTTGACGTCATTCACTGGTGCCGAGGCCTTGAAGGTGCAATCGCAACTGCCAAGTTTCTGAACGATGTCTTTGCGACCGGATATCCGGCGGAAAGAAAGGCGTTTGCAATAGAGCTGGATGCGGACAACGCAACCTGAAATTATTTTTTCTTTCTCGGCCTGTCCCAATAAGGGCTCTTGCAGCCTAGCGCGATACAGCGATTGAAGAACCATTCAACAGTCTTGTTCATCTGCTTCAGATAGTGGGACATCACCCTGCCTATTACACCCCGCTCAACGCATGGGTGACAGGTTCTACAGAGAGTGATCAAATTGTTTGGATGGTCGATGCCTCCGCATTGCCATGGAATTTTATGATGTACAACCAAGGGAAATGAACCGTCAAATACCGCACCACATATCTGGCAGGAGTAATTATCACGCGTCAAGATAACTGATCTGATTTCAGCCCATGTCTCAACACTGCACATCATTTCTCCTCATCCTCGATCAGCACGACTTTTACTTTCTTGTCCTTCCAGTCTTTGGGTACGATAACATGACAGCCGTTGCCAAAGCCGGAGACAGTAGTTTCAAATTCGCGGAACTTCATTTTGCGGGGCATTCCAGGGCGGTCAGCTTTAGCTTGGGATGTAGATAAGCTGCGCGGCAAGGTTCAAGCCGCCATGCGGGCTTGGTACCTTTCCACAGCATTGTCCCGCTCCCATTCATAACGGCAGCCGTCACAGCAAAAGACCTCATCGCCAAACTTGGTGCTAACAAAGTCATCGGGAATAACCATGCCACAGTTGTCGCATGCATTCATTTACTCTTTCCTTCCTCTATGGGCGCGACTTGCAGATTGTTCTTCGTCAGGTCCTCAATTGTCTGCTTGTAGAGGTCTATCGCTTGACACATAGCTTCCTTGCCCTCGTTGGCATGGACGTGCACAGTGACTCGAGCCCCTTTGGCCGTCTGGTCGATCTTGACAGAGTGTGAAAACACTGGCGGATATTCGACTTCAGTGTTGTTTTCCATGTATAATGTAGGTATATACACTGTATATAAGATTAACTAATAAAAGGTGATTAGTGAACTATTAATATATACAATGTATATACAAGATGTCGGCTTGAGAAATCAGGTCGATAAAAAGCGCCCCGGTGGCAGAGCGCGGTCTAATGCGTCTGCCTTAAGAGCGGATTAGGTGTGAGCCTACGAGGGTTCGAATCCCTCCCGGGGCGCTTATACTTTTCGCCTCGTGAGCACCTGCCGGGCTCATCGACCCGGCTACCTCAGTGCAGCTTTTTGCAAGATAATGCCAGTTAAGTTGCAATCTCTCTTTAAGTGCTTGCAAATCGTGTACTTAATATGTTTTAAAGAACGGCAGATTTATTACTTAAAGCGCGACTGCTGAGAGATACAATGCAGGCCGCCGTCGAGGCTGAGGTTGAGGACTGGACAATCCCAGTGCCAAAGACAAACA